CGTAGTTCACCCATCTGTTGCTTACTACCTATATCAGGTTGGTATGTTAACTTTCTCTACTTCTGCATTATCAACTGGAACTAACATCCAATGGGGTGGCGGTGGTGTTGGTATCACTGAAAGAAGTATTGGTCAGTTCGCAGGAATGAATGTTGTTATTGACTCTCAAGTTAATACAATCGCTCCAGGTGCATCAGGACATCAAACTGAGTTCCTTTGCTACTTAATTAAGTCAGGAACAATCCTTGAAGGACAGCAATCACCATTAGGTATTGAATCAGATAGAAACATTCTTTCTAAGCAGGATGTTATGTCTGTTGATTACCATAGTGCTTATCACGTTATGGGTACTAAGTGGAAAGATGCTGGTGACAACCCAACAAACGCTCAGTTAGCTACAGCTAATAAGTGGGAACTTACATACGATGCAGACTTAGTTCCAATCGTACGTTTAGTTGTTAACTCACCTCTTGATACTTCTAATATTGCTTAGTAGTATTAATTTGGTCATAACGAAACCTCATCAATTATTGGTGGGGTTTTTTCTTTACGCTACAATAAAACTAAAATAGATCATTAATATCAGCTACTAGATGGATTGATGGTTTTGTTTTTTATGGAGATAGATGTGATTCTGGTCAGGCATTAAAATTTCCAAGAAATAATTATCAGGTTGATGGAGTAGAACTTGCTTGTTCTACTATTCCTCAGAATATTAAATATGCACAGTTTGAATTAGCAAGAGCATTGGCAAATGATACTGGAGCTATAACTGGTACTACTGGTAAAGATGGTAATTTTAGTGAAGTTAAATTAGGTGATTTACAGGTTAAATATAATACTGATAGTCAAGGAACAGGAGCAGTAAATAATATCATGGATGTTTACCCTTGGTTACAAAGTTACCTTGGAGCGTATATGTTAGGAGGAGCAGGAGCTTTTCAAATGAGAGTGGTTAGAGGATAATGGCAGGTCAATTAGATTCTTTATTTAAAAGTGTTGCTAAACAGCTTGTTACTGATTTAGGTACTTCTTTGGATACAACAATAAGCTATGTAAGAAAAGGAGTTTCAAGTTATAACATTGAAACTGGAGAGGAAATAAGTGTTGATACTACTTTTTCAAATTTAAAAGTTCCGATAGAATTTATTAGATCTACTGAAGATGATAATAGAGAAATTAGACAGGCAAAAATATACATTACACCTGATTTAATTAGTAATCATCAACCTACTTTTGAAGATGAAGTTTCATTTAGTTATGCTGGCGAAACAGTTACAGGAGTAATAACAGATATTGACACTAAACAAGGTGGGCAGACTTATCTGTTTACATTATTTGTAAGATTTTAAATGGTAAAACGTAAACCCTACGAAGGTTCAGATCAAGTTGAAGCAGATTTGATGGCACAGTTAGATGCTGACTTTGCACAAACTATTAGAGATTTACATGATGGATTAAGTTCTTCTTCTGGTAGTCCTGTTTATACTGGTTTTCTTGCATCAAGTTGGAAAGTTAGAAGAAATCCTGTAAATCAGACAGATAAAAGAGAGGATTTTGAACCTTGGGCATCAATTAAAAAATCACATGATTTACCTACTGGTGGAGAAGGTTGGAAGCCAGCAGGTTCAAAACCATCTGATCCCGTAATAGACCCTCGTTTTCCTGTTGGTACTGATTATAAATTTAGAGATGCAAATCTTTTTATAGGTAACACTGCCGAATATGCTGGTTACGCATCTGAAAATCCTGTAATTTCTAATTTTGTACAAGGAGAAGCAGGTACAATTATTAAAGATAATATGAGAGAAAAAGGTAAGATATTTATAGGAGCTAAACCTTCTGGTGGTTTTGGTAAATCAAAACCTGGAT